CCCGTCGACCGCCTTTTTAACTGGCTGCAGGTCGTTCCACATCAGGCGATCGCATTCGCGGTCGGTGTACTTCTTGCCTTTGATGATATCGGTGCCGGTGTGACCGTCGCAGACAGTCCAGACTCCAGCGACATCTTTGTAAGGCTCGTACACCCTGCCCTCTACCCCATCTTTACCACCGAGGAATACCGTAGCGATAGCCATAGCTCCGCCACCCGCGACAGCAATAAGCTTATTGCGCAGGCTGTTTGACATAGCCATGGGTTAATCCTCGTTGATGTCCGGAGCAGTAGGCCAGCGCTGAAGGGCTTTAATCTGCGCTATCGTTGTTTTACGCTTGTAATACCAGTTGATGCCGAGCGTGAAGAGCGCGACCAGAATACCGGCCAGTACGCCCACAGCACTCCATTCATCGGGACTTAACCGGGTCAGCAGACCATTGGCAATCGTCCCGGCAGATGCGCCATATGCTGCGCCTGATGCCAGTTTGCTCATATCAATACTCATGTGACCCCCGGTTACGGGGACAGGCTCAATTAGGAATTGTCTACTTTCTGAACTGAGCAAGTCCGGTTAGTCTTTTCTTGTCGAGAGAAAACACCGCACCGCCGTTGGGTAGCCAATAAGAAATAATCCGCCATTGTGCGGATTTTTTTATGCGTAAAAGGTCGCCCGCTGCCACTTAGGGAAATCCGTGAGGTCGCAGTGATTGGCAGGGGCGATAAACGTGAAAAAGGCCGCTCTAATGGCGACCTTCTGAAATAGTTTAGTGCTGTTACTTATCCGCTACAGGGTATGCGGTGAATCTTATCCCCTGTGGGGTATAGAAATAAAAAACGCCCTCGCAGCTGGTGAGACCGCAGGGCGCTTTGACTATCACAAATCGATGGAACTGACTTAATTCTGTTGCTCAACGACTTTTGTCACGAGCATATCAGAAATGTACCAGGTCCACGTCTCGTTATCAAATAGATTTTACGACTTTTTGCATTTAAGCAGCATTTTTGTGATTTATCCCATTTAGTTCCTGCTTTATCGCGTGATATAGGGATGCTTCGAGCAATTCACGACACCACCTAATTCGCTTTCTGCTGGTCTCAACATGAATGCCGGTCAGTCGGGATAGTTCGTAGGCAATATCTTGCGCGCATTTGCGTTCGCAGTAGTATTTAATTGCAACATGTCGGATCGGATTGTTTGGTGCAAAGATACGGCAGATAACAGATTCAACTAGGTCGGCATCTTCCTGTTCGTTGGCGCGCTCGAGAAGATTGCTTACTGAGTTTTGAGGGTTGATCAGTTGCTGGGCCTTGAGGAATAGTTCATCCCCGCGATATCCTTGCTTATGGAGGTTTGCGACGACTTCCATAATTCTCTCAGACTCACGGTCATTCCACTCTTTGCGGATCATCAGTCTCCCGATGACGCTCACCTTCCCCGCCTCTGGACCTACGCTTCCACCATACTTTTCGCCCCACATGTCGAGCAGACGCCGAATCCATGCTGACTGCAGCGGAGTGATTAGCTTAACCGGCTGTATATATTTCTTCCTGAGGTCTGATTTACGCATTACCTGTGCAAGTTGAGCTAAGGCATCAGATTGCATTTTTTAACCCCCATCATTTTCGCCGTGTTGCGGATTATCCGGTAGTTGATCTCATACATGCCGCGCATCTTTAGAATGCGAAGGCGGAGCCACTTCTCTCTAAGGTATTCGGTCATGCGAGCCACCAATTCAGGATGCGCTGGCTTAATGGCAGTCGGCGCTGGGGTTTATACTGGACGCGCTCAATCTTGGCGTTAATTTCATTTAGCCGGGATTCGAGCTGATTTTTGCTGTGCAGGTACATAGCCAGACGATAATGGTCGAGTGGTTTCATGCTGCCTCTCTTTGCTTATTCAGTTCACGCAGCAAAGCTCTGTAAAGCGCTCTAATGGCGTCCAGCTCTTCTCTGGTGTATCGGTGAGGTTCATTGTTTGATTCGAGCGCCAGAACGCGCTGAAGGCCGATTTTGGTGATGAGGTTGATGCGGTATGGACCAATCGCGCCAGAGTGATGCACGTTGCAGGCTGCACACTGGCTGTGAACATTGTCCTCGTTGAAACGTAACTGCGAAGCCGCTGCAGTTGTCCTGTAATGCCCTGCGTGATAGCTCACTGCTGTTGTGCTGGCACAGCTGATGCAGATATTCCCGTCCCGCGCCCGGATGTAGTCGTTGAATGCCCGCTGGGTCATGTTCATCCAGTGGCTTAAAGGCTTCACATCGGCTTTGCGTTTGTTCCATGCGGCACGCTGCTCTTTCTCCAGGCGCTTTTGCTTGCGCTCGGATATCTGGTTAGCGAGTTGAATGGCACATTTGGGAGAACAGACGGTCTGGAGGCTATTGCGGGGGATAAACTTTTCAGGACAGCATTTGCATTTCTTCGGCCTCGGCGGCTTTGGCTTAATCGCCTTTGCCATCTTCATCTCCTTTAGATTTCTGTGTGCATTCTGCGCAAATCCTACTCATCTTTGGCCCCATGAAGGAGCTTGCGCATAACAGGCAAATCCCTATGTATGATCCTGTTGGGTAGTTTTTTGGCGAGTTGTTATCTGGCATTTCAAAACCACTCATCGTCCACCCCCATTAGTCCGTTTGGGTCTAGCAGCAGCCACAGGTCGAGGCATGAGCCACAGGCGTAGACTTCGGTATCCAGCAATTGAGCACCACAGCCAGCGCAGGCAGAAGCAGATTGCTCTCCATCGCCAGTAGGCAGACTTGATTGGGTTATCTCGCTCATGGTTCTCCCATTCGATATCGCATTCGCACTGCTCGCAGCTAATGGAGTAGTGATACTTGTCTTCTGAGGTGAGTGTTATGTGACAGCGGCAGCAGCGTTCACGCATTGGCTTTCTCCTGCTTATTTTTGTAATAAACAGCCCATCCGATAGCGTCGATTTTCTTCCTGCCTTTCGCATCGACCAGGTAGATGCCATCACTGCAGGCGTGCTCTTCATTGACCTGCTGAATTAGCATTTCCAGCTCTTCGTATGTCAATGAAGTCATCTTGTGCCTGTCATACCCGAACGTTTTAATTTTCATCTTCAGCTCCACATTGGGTTTTTATACTGCCTGCTCGGTATTGGCTCGTTCCGGAACGTAGGCAGCAAGGCGCTCACCAGCCAGAGGCGCGGGTCAAATGCGAGTGATTTCTTTGCCTGGATGTTTCGGAGTTTGTAGCTGGAGAGGAGTTCGTCGGCGGTCTTGGTGTCTAGCGGGTCGGGGTGGGTGAACCACGTCTCACGCATGATTCCCCCTTGCTGCCTTCAGTAGCTCGTTTAGCTGATGCATTGAGCTGACCGTCCGGCAGTCGTCGAACACTGCGTTAGGCGTCTTTGGCTTAGCCCTTACCCTGCTCTCACTGATACTGACGTTATGCTTCACGGCCTTATTCAATCGGCAGGCGTATTCCTGATGATGACCAGCACGCAGCACCACACCACTGGTTACCATCTTTGACAGGACGCCCATTGAGGTGCAGCGCTTGAATCCCAAATCCTCAAGGTGATTGTGAATCTGGCTGGAGGTAGCGCAACCATTGGCTGCGAGGTAGCTGATTATCTCTTCTCTGGCTAACATGATTTGCTCCTTTTATTTTCGCCCCAGCGCTGCGCCCATTGGATTTCTAAACGGGCTTCGTCGCTGAATTTCACGTTCTGCTCTGTACCGAACCAGTAAATTGCCTCGATGACTTCAACCATTTCGCTCACGCGCATCTTGCTGGTCCGTGAACCAAACATGACGACGCCGCCGCCGATACCGGGTGCGGTGCGCTGCTGTTCGTTTTTGGATTTCGCTACGAGGGCGGTGATAAGGTCTTTCCAGTCGTCCGGGGTGTACTTTTGCCCATACCATTCAACCTGTCGGGAAAGGTCATGGAGAAGCGGCCACATACGGCGATTCTGGTCCGTCGTGCGCTTGCGTTCCTGGATGACTATTTCGAATGGTTTGTCGGGATTGGCGGGGAGTTGCTGGATGGCGCTGATGCAGTTCTGTCTGATGTTGTCGCTCCTAAGCAGGAACGTTGCTTTCTCCATCGCGTTTGTCTCGCTTTAATGCGTCGCTAAGGGTTTTTCGGATAGCTGCAGGGAGTGACATAAATCCTGCATAGCGCGTGGCGATAACAGTCAGGTCATTTGCCAGCTTATCCAGTTCAGCGTCTGATATGACGTGCTCAGAGCGTTTTAAGGGGATTACGTTGTTCATTGCTTCTCTCCCGTCAACGCGCCGCAGCGTTGGCACATTAAGCACTCAAAGGTTTGACTCCGATACTTTTCTGCCATTGTTAGCCAGTCACTACACTCAGTGAAGTCCCACCGGGTAAACTTCGCTGGCATCTGAGTTACACCCTTGGTTATCACTGGCGTGAACTTATGCCCGAACAAGCGCCCAAATAATCCTTTGCACTTACCCATATCACTGCTCTCCGTTCTGATTGGTGGGCTGCTCCGGGATGATGCGGTAGGCGATGATGTCAACTGGTGAATTATGTCGATGCCAGTTCCAGTAGATGGCAGATTCAGATGGAATTGATTTTCCGTCACGGAATCTGACTTCAACCTGCATATCAGGCGCTACAGGTCTATTTCCACCACCCCACTCAATCCAATCACCCTCACCCCGCTCCTGCTGCTCCGGGATTGCTGCTTCAGATAACTTTAAAAGCCTTGCCCAGACCCATTTGACGAATAGCTCATTCCTGCCGTAATAATCATATTCGTCATGGCTGATTGGGAGGCTGTGTGCCATGTTTGGAATGATGCGCCGAAGCATTTCATCGGTTAGCTTTTCTGGCACCAACCGATAACTGGACGAAACAATGTTGAGTAAGCAGCCCTAAAGTCCGGTGGTAGCCCAATAAACAGCAGCCGAAAACTTAGCCCCGGTGAAACTCCGGTGTCAACTAGGTTGCTGATAGTCATGCCGGAGATCAGCGCCGGCCATCCAATCACCTAAGCCAATTACCGGAGGCAACATGAACAGCAAGCAACGCAAGAAGCTGCAACGCGCAGTAGAGCATCGGGCTATGAAGCTGCAACAGCAGGGCTTCGAGCGCCGCATCGTCAGCACCTTATCCAGCTGCAACCAGAGAGTAGAGAAAGCAGTTATCTCCCCTTCTCTGCGTGACCAGAAGACAACTGGCTCAGTCTGCCTGCCCGATGTAGCTATCTATGCCGCAGGACACCGGAAACCAACCAAGAGCATTTATCCAGCGAGGTAATAATGAAGCTGAGAATCGACAATCTGGAGCGACGCAATAAGGTCTTCGCGCTCTATTACGAAATGTGCGAACGGGCGAGTTTCTATCGCAGGTGGCGTGGCCCGGTGGCTGGGCCAATCGCTGTCAGCGCTGACCTGTACGCCAGAAAGTGGCAGCAGATTCAGATGCGCATCGCGATTATGGAAACGTATCTGCGCGGAGAGGTTGCGCCTAACTGGTACAACGCTCACTGGTTAAGTAAGGAAGAAGCTAGCCGGCGCAACGAAAGCTACTGGTAGCCCCTTCTCTGCGTGACAGGCATGAGAGCACATCGCAGTGCTTACCAGAAATCGCGATATTCGCTGCTGGCTATCGCAACTCAAAAGACATCGTAACGGCGAGGTGATTGTGGAGAGCTATAGAAACCCGTGGCACAAAGGCGGCAAAGGGTATGGGCCAGCAGTTTATGATCCTGACCGCAAAGTAACTTCTCATTGTGGATTCGATATCTATTACCGCGCAGGGTGCTTTGATGTTGTGCAGTCTGGCGCTTGTCACACGCAGATGGCTGGCATCAATGGCGCTAAGCGTTGGTGTGAAGAGAATGAGTTCAAACTGGTCGCTTAGGCGGCCTTTTTCATATCTGGAGGCTCCATGATAAGCACTGGAAATTACATATTCATTTGGTTGGTGACTGGTGTGTTGATGGGGCTGGGGTTTATAGCAGGAGGTTGAGATGAGCGAGTTTAAAGGAAGTAAATCCCCGTGGTTGATTTCAGGTGAAAGCGAGAAGTGGAATCGAATTGTTGATGCAAATGGCGACCTGATTACCACGTGCTTTGCAATGCAGAATGAAGATGACGCAAACGCCAATCTGATAGCCGCAGCGCCTGAGCTTCTTGAGGCTTGCCTGCGCATTCAGGCTCATTTCCGTCAGGCTGGAATTGAATCAGCAGCTGGGTCCCTGAATCCGATTGAAGACAACGCCGCACAAATTGACGCGGTGATTTTGAAAGCGCTGGGGCGGTAACCACTGGCAGGGGGATGAGCATGGAATGGATTAAGTGCACTAAGAGACTGCCTGAAGTGGAAATTGATGGCGAAGAGATCGATGAGGACGAGATGTGCTTCGTATATTCACCAACTGAAGGCTTTGAATGCGTCCCCATATTGGATTATTTCAACGAGGACGAATTCTACAAAGAGCAGAACATCAGCCATTGGATGCCAGCTAATAAACCAACTGAGTGACACCGTAAAGCCGCCTACTCAGACGGCTTTGAGGTGCTACGCACCAACGCTGTGAAGTT